CTCAATCCCCTCATCATTAATTAATGTCTCGCCATTAACCAAAGATTGAAAAATTTCTCTATGATTTTTCATTATCTAATTCTCAATGATTGTTTCCTATCAAGCAAAACGCCAGGCAATTCTGGAACCTCAATAAATTGAACATCAGGCAATAGCTTTCCTTTTTCATCTTTAATCGAATCACGCAAAACATCAAGCATTGCCTTTTTATCTGGTACTTTGTGTTCAGGTATAACTACCACATAATTATCAGGCAGCTTTTCAATATCAAAATCAGTACATAATTCAATTGATCCAGGTGACAAACTATGACTAGCCTTGAATAATCCAGTATCAAATTTATCGATATTAAAATCAATCATCAATTTTAAAACATGATTTTCTATCCAATTTTCATTGTTTTCATTGCGTTTGATATTGGCTTCATGTTGTTCTTTAAATCGTTTATATGCTTGCTTTGCCTGTTCGGATTTTCCGCGCTGTTCCATTAGTAGTGGAATCCAAAAAGCTAGCTTATTTTCAACTTTTTTAAGCGTCAGATTCAGTGCCTTTAAAGCCTCTATCCTTTCTTCGTCTGTGTCACACCACTCAATAGCATCGAGTGCTTGTTGTTGTTCGATCTGTAATTCATAAATTGTTTGTTTAGGCATGTCTTATCACCGGAAAATCTTCAATTATTTTAAGTTTATGACCAATTGATTTTGCATAATCGGTTAATTGTTTTGTTGTTAAAATGTGAATTTTCCCTTTTTCAATTATTTCTCCTTTTTTATTTCTGACCGGAGAAGTGCCACCAGGAACAACCCAACAATTTTTGTTTTCTTCATTTGCTAAAATAAAATGACGATCACCAATAATAGCGCGCCTTTGTTCGAATGATTGATTTTTGTTGTAATCTATTGATTTTTTCATTTATTTTACACCTATAAATTATTAAAAATAGCCATCCTTGGCGTTGTGTTATTTTGTTCTAAAATGGTATGTCATCGTCAAATTCATCATATTTTGCTGGTATAGGATCATTTACAGGAGCGTTAGGCTTATTAGTGGCTTGCTTAATAATATGCTTATCTTCCGCGCTGTTTATTCGATCAAGATAGCGTTGTATAGCAACAGGCTCATCGCCGCTCAAAAATTCAGCCGCACTAGCCATAGTTTCAGCATCAGCAAATTGCAAAAATTCAGGGGAATAAACATCTTGGCCTTGTTTTTCGCTTTTATAATCGTCATAACGCATTTCAAATAGCGCGCCGATAGTCGCTCCAATTAATTCTTTGAACACCATTTTTTTGGTTTCAACATCTTGCTTTAATTCATAATCATAAAGCATAACTTTTCCAGGAATTGCCTTTAACTCGTCAATATCAAGCAAAACCTGTAAGTCGTTAATAGATTGTAAAGCTGGTAAATCTTTGCCGTTTTTATCTGTGCTCATGCCATTTCTGGCTTGATACCAAAGGCTGATTGAACAATATTGCCCTGCCTCGGTTACGCCATCAATTTGAATTGCCTCGCTTTGCGCGCCTGGCTGCGTGCCTTTTCTTATATATGCCTTTTGTATTGTTACTTGATAAAAACCATTGTGAGTAATGGGGCCTGCACTAAAACTTCGTACTTTTGATGTGTCTTTTTTAAATGTTGTCATAGTTTCTATTTTATAATTTGATTAATTTTTGATGATGATAAATTTCCATTTTCCCAGACTCCATTTTCCCAAGTTCCGCCTTTCCAAATGCCATTTTTCCAAATACCATTTTTCCAGACTCCATTTTTCCAAACGCCATCTTCCCAAACGCCATTTTCCCAAGTTCCATTTCTCCAAGCTCCATTTTCCCATATGCCATTTTTCCAAGTTCCATTTTTCCAAATGACAATATAGTTAAAAATTTCTACATCTTCATTTTCAACAATAGCTTTTTTTAACCAATCTGGAGCATTTTTTAATTCCGATATTTTCATTTTGTTAAGTCATCAAATAATTTAATTGATGTTTCTGGATTATTTATATCAATTATATATTGGTTTTTTATGTTCTCCATTTTTTCAGTACGCACTTTAGCATCGAAAGCACTTGAACCGCGTGTATAAACAATAATTTCTGGCTGTTCTTCTCGATCCGCGACTGTTTTAACGCTTCCGAATTGATTAGCTTTCTTTTTTGTGTGTATAGTTGACTGCATAAATAATACAAAATCGGCTTTTGCACTTAAAAGATTGGGTACAGAATACTGCCCGAATTGAGCCATATCTATTCCCCATTTTTTAAATTCATCGCCGCTTGTATCTCGTGTATTTCGCTCTCGTGCATGAGCGATTAAGATTACATTTAATCCTTTTTTGTGCATAAAATTTAAGGCATTAAAAAATCTTGATTCCCATATCGCTAAAAGTTTTGCATATCCTTCCCCGAAATTGTAATCGGACAGGCTTTCAACATCTATAAAATAATCTCCTTTTTTAACTTTAGGTGTTTTAGCGACAATACCTTCGATCATTATTTTGTCTAAAAACATTCCAGAATCAATAACAATTGTTTTGTAATTATTAGGATGTTTAGTTGCCCATTGCAGCATTGTAAAAAACTCGTCAACTGTGCGAGGCATTACAATCTGGCCATTACGAATTGGTTTACCGACTCCTGGAACTTTTTCAACTCCTTTTTCCAATGGTATATAAATAGGGCGTTCAGTATGGGCGCACAAAAAGGTTTTTCCAACTCCTGCAGGCCCATAGATTATTCCGAAATAAGGCCCGCTTATTGGACTTTCGGTTATGTCCAGCTCATCAAGAAAACTCATTTTTTTAGCTCAAATTTTAAAGAAGATATTCGTTCTATTTGTTTTTCAAGTGATATTAACTTTTTTGTTTTCCTTTCTTCGGCATTTTTTACTGCCTCATCTAGTGTTTCATGCCATTCTGATTTTAAAAAAGAAGAACAGTAACCATCAGCATAAAAATAATGATTATCTGATTCTGATAATTTACCTTCAAGTTCAATAATCCCTTTTGTCAAAGGGAATTTTGTAATAAAAACTTTCATTCATCGCTCCTATATAGTTTTTCTAGTGCATTGTCGCGTATCAATTTTTCTTCCATAGCACGTTCAAGCCAAAATGAAAAATTACCCGTTGTTTTTTTTGCTGCTTCAACTGCTCTTTTTCGTATTTCGCAATCGCAGTTAAATGTGATAGTCTGTTTTTTTATCTTTTCTTCATTCATAATAATGGCGATTCTTCACTAATTAAAAACTCTAACATTTCTGGCTCATATTCGTCAGCCAGTCCATTGTCTATTGAAAATTCAATAGCAGATAAAATGACTTCTATTTGTTTGTCTGTTAATACTATGTTCTTCATTTCTTTCTCCTAAAAAATTAAACTACAAAATAAGTATAAAGACTTTTAAAGTATTGTCAAGTTATTTTATTATTTTTTATTGATACATTTTTCACATCGCCATCCTTTAAATAATTTGAATTTAGGTCGTAGAACAAAACATTGACAGCCCTCGCAAAATCTTTTTTTGGGTCTTGTAATGAAAAATTTTTTGCTGATTTTTTATTTTTTTCTCGTTGTAGTGCGTTACCGTTGTCATAACGCCCGTTAAAGTTTCCGTTTATTGATCCACTCATTTTTTTATTGCCATTTTTAATAAATCAATTGCTTCATTAATATCTTCTAAAGCATTTCCCCAATGCAAATTTTCAGAAGATTTTGGAATATTTTTATTATTTGATAAATCATAATTATATTTAGCATCCATTACTTTATTTAAAATTGCTTGTAATGCAGCACGCTCCAAATTGTTCATTTTTATTTGCTCATAAAATTAAAAGAGAATACACTGTAACATCTTTTAAACACTTTTGGAACATAAAAAATGGCAAGAATAAAAATAGAATTGGCAGACACCGAGGACGGGGGAATGATTTGTTATCTTGAGGCAGATGACCTGGCAACAATGAAAACATTCAAAACAAACACATTAACTCAAAACTCAGCAATTATTTTGATGGAGGCACTTGAAAAGTGCGGAATAAACAATGACAGATTTAGAATTTAAAAAATTAATGTTGAAAGATTGTGAGCAAAGACTATTGGAAAGTAAAGTATTGCCTATTAATTTTAAGTTTCGTTATGATTTAGAGATTTATTATGACAATCAGATTCATAGGTTGAAAACAAAAATAAATCAAATCGAGCAAAAAATCAATAAATTATGAGCCGTAGGGCCGGTATGGGAGACTATCCATACAGCACATACGGAAAATTTCTCACTCATCGATTGGATAATTATGAAAGAACTTAATTTGCATTTAAAAATACCACAGGAACTTATGCGTCTACTAGAAGCAATGGCGGCGCAAAAATTCACATCAAAAAGCGCATTTGTACGTGAACTTATTAGGCTTGAGGCTGAGAGGTTGGGGCTATGAATATCAATCAATTTCTTGATAAATTACAAAAAGTAAAAAGTTTAGGGAATGGAAAATGGCAGTCTTGCTGTCCGGTACACGATGATAAAAACCCAAGCCTGGCAATAAGATTAATTGAAGGTGATCGTCTATTATTTCATTGCTTTGGATGTGGAGCTAATGGTATTGAGATTTGCGAATCATTAGGTATTGATCCTGGTGAATTATTCCAGTCAAAAAAAGAAAATCATAAGCGTGAATCAAGGCCATTTAGCGCCGATCAAATATTGAATTGTTTGGCATACGAGGGCGGGATAATTGAAATGGCGGCTTCTGATATTGTTAATGGCAAATCATTGTCTGTAAGCGATTTTAAACGGGTAGAATTGGCAAGGGCAAGGATAAAGGTAGCTATTGATTATGCGTCCAGATAAAGAATTTAAAGAGTACAAGCGTTTGCATGACTCATCAATCCATCTTTTTGACGAATATATCGAAGATAAAAAAAAACCATTACTTACCTGGAATTGCGGTGACAATTTAGCAGATCAGGCGCAAGCACCTAAATATCTAATCAATAATATCCTAGAAACAGATGCTCACGGCATGTTTGCTGGTGATTCGATGGCATTTAAGACATTTGTTGATTTGAGGATGGCTTATAGCATTTGTACTGGCATTGAGTTTATGGGAAATCAGGTATATGAAACAGGCATTGTGCTGTATGTTTGTGGCGAAGGTAAAGGCGCGTTAGCCAGGCGTATAAAGGCATTAAAGATTTGTGAGAGCGATTTTAAAGGCAATTTAATGGTTCTTGAAGAGCATTTAATGATTGACAATCCCACTCAGATGGTTTTGTTACGTCAAGAAATAGAACGCATTAATCCTGTATTGGTTATTTTTGATACATTCGGGTCTTTGGTTGGTGATACAGATGAGAATAGTGCCAGCGATGTTGGGCGAACGCTAAGGCTTATTAAAGAGACGTGTCGTAACGGTGTAACGAGCAGCATGATAGTTCACCATTATGGCAAGGATGGTAGTAAGGGGATGAGAGGATCAATTGCTTTTAAGGCGAATACTGATTTTGAATTTAGTCTTGAGCGTCAGCAAAGCACAATGATAACAGTTATGTCATGCGTAAAAATGAAAGATGGAGAAAATTTTAATCCCATTGCAATGCAGGCTCACATTATAGATTTAGGGCTTGAAAGGCAGGACGGAAGCAATACTACCAGTTTAGTGATAAAGCCTTGTGATAAGAGTTTTAAGATTGATAAAGGGCTATCTTTTGCCACAATACAGGTTTTTGAATCTTTAGTTAGATGTATTGAAGAAGTTGGAAGTAATTATTATATGAATAATGGTGTTGTTTGTGGCGTAACAAATGACGATTTTAGACCTTATTGTTATCCAATTTTAAATGTTGCGGATAATAGCAAGCGTAACACATTAAAAAGACATTTAGAAAAACTTGTTATAGCAGATAAGATTATGATTAATAAAGATATTATCTATCTTATTGATAGTGTAACATAGTGTAACGTAACGTAACATACCGTAACAAATCGCGCATGTTACACCGTAACGTAACGTAACACACCCCTTTAGGGGTGTTACGTTTGTTACGTTACATTGTTACGGTTAGATTCTATATTTATTTTTAATACTAAATATTGAAATTACATTAAATATCTGAAATAATATACTCAACTTGAAGAGATTGGCTTTTCAAGAGCAGAAAATTATATTACTAATAAATTTGTTGGTTTAAAAATTAGTAATGCTTAGTAATAGAATTTAGTAATAAAACAGGTGCAGATTATGAAAACTCAAAAAATTGTCAGCGAACAAACTAAAAAAGCTATAATTCACTATTTGGCACAAAGTAAGAAATATGAAAATTCTTATTTTTGGTCAAATTTTGGTAACGCTAAACAAAGGGAATGGGTAGAAAAACAGGAAGGATTTGATTATGAAGGAGATGGCATCAAATTACATTTCGCTATTTCCATAAGCTGTAAGAATTGCTATGTAACTCGTGAGATTTACATAAACTGTGAAAAGAAAACCGCTGCAGCTCTTAAAAAATTCATTAAATAGGTGCAACAATGAAATGCTTAATAGGATTAACAATGATCATTTTGATTGAGATAACATCAATCATCTATACAATTGCGAGCGCAGGTGGAGTATTATGAAAAAGAACTTTAAACCGGACATGAAATATGTCGGAAAGAAAAAATATAAACTTTCACGACTGTCCAGAATGGGCAAAGCGGAGCAAGTTAAAATAAAATGTGGTGAAAGACTTTATTTTTTGGAGAATTGGTCGTGAGTGCAAAACAAGCGATAAAAAAATTTTGTAAAGGATGTATTTACGATCCATTAGCAGGTGGAACATGGCTGGAACAAGTTGAAAATTGCACAATAACACAATGCGAACTTTACGATTACCGCCCTTTAACTGCAAAAACACGCAAGAATTTGGATGAAAAAAAATTAGCAATGTTATCAGTCGAGGAAAGAGGAATTATCGAAGTTAAGCGTAAAAATGCTAGAGAAAACATGCTAAATTTACATACTAAGGTAAAACAATGAAAGTTTATTTTTTTGTAGGGCGTAATGAAGAGCTAGCGGATTTTAACGGTTATTTGCTTAATAGTGAGTGGTACGCACTTATACTTAATCGGATTATGGTGTGTTTGCATGAATGTAAGACTAACTCAAATTGATGGCGCTTTACCGAACATAGCTTTAATGAGATTAGCCGCTTATCACAGAAAACTGGGCGATTATGTTGAGCTTACGTATAGGATAGATCGTGATCTGTTTGAGCCTGAATGGGACTTAGTTTACGCATCATGTATATTTTCATTTAGCCAAGATCGACTCGACCATTTTAGACGTCAATTTCCAGGTGCAATCATTGGCGGAACTGGGGCTGGAAACCAGTCAACAATAGAGTCGTTAATCGGAAATTTTAGTGAATATGATTATTCTGATTACCCCGATATTGACTATTCAATAGGCTTTTTGCAGCGTGGTTGCAGGCTCAAGTGCAAGTTTTGTGTTGTGCCTAATAAAGAAGGAAAGCCTAAAAGCGTTAATTCAGTCTATGACTTGTGGCGTGGCGATCCACATCCACGGAAGCTCCATATTCTTGATAATGATTTCTTTGGAAATCCGGACTGGCGAGAGCGAATTGAAGAGATAAAAAACGGGCAATTTAAAGTTTGTTTAAGCCAGGGCATTAATGTGCGATTGATTGACGATGAATCTGCGTCCGCTTTAGCCTCTATCGAGTATAGAGACACTAAATTTCAACGTCGTAGACTTTATACAGCGTGGGATAATCTAGGGGACGAAAAGATATTTTTCAAAGGCGTTGATATGTTAGAAAAAGCGGGTATTCCAGCGACTCATTTGATGACATATATGCTTGTTGGTTACGACCCCCAGGAGACATGGGAAAGAATTTTTCATCGTTTCGATAAAATGGTTGATAGGGGGATATTGCCTTATCCAATGGTTTTTAATAATGCTCGTAAGGATTTAAAGGGTTTCCAAAGATGGGTTGTTACAGGGCTTTATAGGGCTGTTCCTTGGCATGAATATAAAATGGCTAAGGCGGCATAATGGCTAATATCCTAAACCTACCAAACCTAAATATCGTAAGCATAAAGACCATCAGGGAAGATGGCGAGGATGTTGCTAACGGCATTGAGGCGGAATCGAACCTAAAAGTAACCCAATGCCCTAAATGCTCAGGGTCTAATTTTATCGGTCACGGAATCCATAGACAGCTGTTTATCGATGTTCCTACATTGGGACATAGAACAGCCCTTACGGTATTAAGGAAGCGTTTTAGATGCAAGGATTGTGGTAAGACCTTCATGGAAGAATTGCCCGATATGGATGATAAACGACTCACCACAAAGCGACTTGTTACCTGGGTAAATAAACGGTGCATTAACCACATGTTTGCTAGTGTTGCGAGAGATACGGGGCTACATGAAAAGACTGTGCGCAACATGTTCGGAGAGTACATCAAGGAGCGCCAGAAGAGATTTAAAGTCGTAACTCCGCGCTGGCTAGGCATCGACGAGGTTCACTTAACCAATGAAATGCGCTGTGTCCTAACTAATGTTGAGCATAACACTGCTGTTGAGATGTTCGAATATCGAACGCAGAAGGCGGTTATGACGGCATTGACGACGTTCCCTAACAAGGATCGTGTTGAATTGGTAACGATGGATATGTGGCGACCTTATGCCGCCGTAGCATGGCTTATATTTTTGTAGGCGCATTAACATGAGCAAATTAGACAATAAACTGGCTAGCGCATGGTTAGCACAACATCATTATTGGCGACCTATCCGAATGATAAAATGGACTAAAAAATTCTTAAATCCTCTTTACGGTAAAAAATAATGACAACAAAATATAAGCCCAAGATACCGGATTATCTAAAATACATGGCCGATGATTCACTAATAAATTCCCGTGATTTTGCTGAAATAATGGGCTATAAATCAGTTAATTGTTTATACGATTCAGTATCAAAAGGGAGATTACCAAAGCCTGATTTTATGAAGCCAGGTATTGGCATAAGGGGTAAAAAACAAATGTGGAAAAAATCAACAATAGTAAAATTTTTAAAGGAGAGTTGCGATGAATAATACACGTGAATGTTGGGAAGAAGATCAGGAATGGCTTGAAAATGAATTGCAAAAGATCAATATCAAGCCAAGTGAGGCAGTAATAGAACGATTTTGCGAGCGCGTAGCAATCGGAACAAGTTGCGCTAATTTAACAGTTACTCAAGCGCGTCAACAATCTTTGTCGGAGTTAGTAAAATGAAAAAATTAATAATTGGTGCGGTATTATTTGCATTATGTAGCCAAACACAGGCTACAGACATAAATAAATTAAATCATTGCGCAAGAATGGCGGCATTGGCAGGATTATTTTTAGATGCAAAAAATAATGGCGATGATAAAATAGAGACTTATAAATATGCCATACAATATACTGAAGG